GTGACCAAAAAATCTAAAGAACAGGTTATCGATCGATTAAACAATTTGTAATTTGCCCCTTTTTTGCCCCTTTTGTATAAAATTAACATTAAACAAACAAAAGAACCCCTATAAATAGAGGTTCTTTTATTATAACTACATCATGCCGCCCATCTAAGGTTGTCTGACACACTCATTTACACTAGTATAAAAATGCCTATATAACAGCCTTTTGATCAATTTCAATTACAAAAATAATTCGACTAGTTCGAACTAATAAAGTTATTTTGCCCCTTTTTTGCCCCCTATTCTTTCTTTAATCCCTTTACAAAACGAACAAACGTTCGTATACTGAAGAAGAATTAAACAAGAGGAGTGGTCAAATTGAAATATAATGATTTTAAAAGCCTTTTGAAAAACCGTCTATCCGGTTACGAAGTATTTATGCAAAAAGCCGAGGAATTCCAAATTGCTAAGAATAAACTGCGTTCCGGAAAGGCTAAGTGGAACGATAAAAAAGTTAACAAAGCAATTAACGGTATGTGGGATCAAGCTGCACAAAATATCTATCAGACTGTTAAAAATATGGATAAGATTCCAAATAGTCAATCATTAGACCCTTACAATGATTGGCTTAAATTTATGGAAAGTAGAAATCTGTTTGAAGTACTGTCAGATTCTCTTGCTGATGTCGAAATGGAATAGGAGTGATTGATATGCAAATACCATTAGCGCATCAAAGAACCTACGCATTAGAAAGATATTACTACGAGTTTATCGAGAGGATGGGTCCAGCACATTTCATGTATGACCAGTTTGTTAGGACAATGGAAAATTTTGGGAAACCCTATTTCACTGTACCCATCAGCTATAGTCATTATTCGGAAGAGTTGGCTTTTGTATTTAAAATAGACGGTGAAAATTATCTGTTCGATCACGTTAGGACTCAAAACAAGATTCTTAGAAAATACGATCCTAACACAAAGTATAGGCCCGGCGGTAACTGATATGAACATAATCAGTCAATATGAGCAGGGCTACCTATCTTTCTCTGAGTTTATAAATGATTTTCCGTACAGTATTTCTGAGTCACAGGAAGCTTTATACGGCGCAAAATGTGTCGAGTTTTATGTTGTTGTCACTTTAGGTAAAACGGATTGTCGCTATTATGTACAACGCTATGGAGGCGATTGTAATGAAATCATTGAAAGGTACTGTATCGAAGATACGTGTGTTGAAGATGGCGAAAATCCCTTTAGTGCGTTTCTCGCTTGATGGAGTGAATTGTTTAATTGCAGCACACAGCTTAAACTTTTTAGCTGATGTAGACGAAGGAATGCAGATCGTGGTTGCTGGTGAGTATAATAGTAGGAAACAATTTGTTGTGAAGAAGTATTCGGTGATTGGTAAGACGAAGATTATGATTGAGTTTGAAGCAGCTAGAAGAGAGTTTTCAAGGTAAAATTATTGTTTTCTCGCCACCTTTAAGAAACTATAATTTCCAAAAACACTTAAATTCGTATTTTTATAACTTTACAGAAACTGAAGTTTCTGATATTATGTATTTAAAATAATTAAGAGGTGATTTAAATGGATCAGATTTTGGAAAACATAAGAGAATTATTATCATCAAATATCCCAACATCAAAAATTGAGGAATACACAGGCATAACCAGCCAAAATATAAACAAATATCGGAGAGGAGAAACAGATATATTAAAAATGAGTTTGGCTAACGCAAAGAAGATTAACGATTACTATAATTTTTTAGAAAATGACAATACTTTCACTAAAAATGAGTTGGATAGATTAGATAGTGTTTTTTCTTATGATTCATTGGACATTGAAGTAAAAATGTTACTTATTACAAGATATGTTGATGGAAGAGCATATCAGCCTGAATTGCAAGGTTTTGATTTAAGATACAACTCAAACGGCGGATTTATATATAGTCAAATTCATTCTGGCGTTGGAACAGCACATCCGATTTTTGAATTTACTGAAAACCAATTTTATGTTACTCCTACTCGTTCATACGTAAGTCAAGTTGCCGGTAAGTTAATAGAAAAAGTTGATGTAAGTACTGTTGGTCCAATTCCAAAGTGGTTCTTATACAAAAGATATCTAGATGACATTGATAATATCACTGCGTCTATAAAAAAAATAAAGCGTGTAGCAATTTTAACTCAAGAAAATTTCAATGCTCAATACAGTAGAATTAAATAAAAAAGTCCCCTACTCAAACGAGTAAGGGGGATTTGTGTTACTTAACATCTTGCTCCAAGAACCAAGAATTGATTCCGTCCAGCAAGTATGCTTTTTTAGATTTAGATTGGTTAACGGATTTAATCTGTTTGATTTTATACTTCTTACCTTTAACCCACGTAGGAATGTTTTGCCCGGTTTGATATTGAGTGGCATGACTTTGCACTGTTACTGTATCGCCTACTTTTTTAGTAGCGTTTGTAGTTGAGCTGGTAGCCAGTTGAATATCGTTCTTGTGGGCCCAACCCAGGCTATCAATCAAATATGGTTTGTTACCGCTGACCACACGCTTGATTGTGCCAGTTTTACCGCGACTAGCAGTCGACCGACCAGCGCCTGTACTATCCTTGTATAGCGCATCAGTGATTTTCACCTTGTCTCCTACTTTAAAACTTGTTGGAGCAGCCGGCTTGCTTGTGGATTCATTGTTGTTGCTAGATGAATTTGCAGAATATCCGAACACAGCCAGCGCCGCATTAACTGCTGCATCCATTTTAGCGAATAAAGCTTTCATATCGGATGCGTTGTCGATAAATCCCCATTCGATCAACAGGACTTTTTTACCTGATCCCGAGTTACGAGCGATTCCCAGCCAAGAGCCATCTTTGGCGCCACGATCAACTAAACCTAATGTTTTGGCAATTGCGGCAGATACCTTAGCAGCTGTTGCTTTATTGCTTGCTGAACCATATAAGACTTCCACGCCCGTAGCTTTTCCGTTGAAGGCATTCAAGTGGTTAGAAATTTGCCAACCGTCAGCGCATTTGTTGATGTTCGCCGCTACATTGTTGATAATCCCATTTGATGTCGTGCTAGTATTGTCGGTAACGTTTTTTGCGCCAGTTTTCTTGACCATTAAATCGGTGATTGTACGCGCTACATCCGCTTCTTTATAACCGTTGCCTACCGCTCCTGGATCTGTCCATGCATTTCCGTTTTTCTTTCCGCCATGTCCTGCGTGTACTGATTGGATTGTCATAAATATTCCTCCTTTAGGTATAGAAAAAGAGCGGCTTATTCAGCCACTCCTTGGTCAACGCCATCTTTCATCCCTTTTACTGCTGATTCGATTAACAGATTCAGCTCGTCTTCGGTGAACTTGATCCCGTTCTTGTTAAATAAGTCTACTAACTGAGCCTTGGCCTCTTGCAACTTAGCATCTCCATTTGCTTCTGCGTACACTTGCTGGACAGCGGCTACCACAATATCTACATAGTTCTTCTTGCTTTCCAATTGAGCTAGCACACCTTTCCTCTTCAAATATGCCGTTCCTTTTTGTCCAATGAAAGTTGTCGCCAAACCAACAACGACAATCAACAAGTTTAACAATACATCCTGTAATGCTTCCATTTAAATTCCACCTTTCAAAATAGTGTTCTCATTTTTTAATGTTTCGTTTTCTCCTTCAAGCTCTTGGATTCGTTCGTCTCGTTCTTCCACTTGCAACTCAAGAAATCCAATCTGTTCCCGATAGTCCTTAACTTCTTTTTCGTGAGTTTGCTTGAATTCGGCAAACTCCGTTCGAACCGCCGCTAATTCTTCTTTGAACCCTTTAACTTGCTCTTTGTATTCAGAGATAATAGTCTTCATTTCTTGGATGTACATTGATTCCGTTGTGTTATCGCCTTCTGTTTTCACTTCATCTACTTTGTTTTTCCCTTGAACTTTAGCTACTGCCTTTGGACCAAGATAAGCTGTGACAAACAGCCCCACCAAAGTAATAATCTGCGGAAATCCACTTTCCCAAAACTTATCCATCCGATCCATCCTTTATTACGATTTCTTGTTGGTGCGCCTTAATTATGTTGGTACTCTCGGCAGCAATAATGAAACAGTAAATAAAAGAGGGGTTTGTGCTACCTTCAAGAAATGTAATTAAGAAACACAATCCAAGCAAAATCCATAGGAATAATAGAACAAAGTATAAAGGGAGTTTGAGATACACATTATCAATTATCAATCCAAACACTTTCAGAGCGCCGATAATGATAAACATCAAACCAAAATAACGACCACCGATAAATCCGAAGATATTATTGATAGCCGCATAAGCGTTTGAATATGAAAGGATGTTTGAGTTGAAAAAGTGGTAGAAGCCATAGGCGATTGAACCTAGAGAGAAAGCGAAAGAAGTACTTCGTTTGTTAATATATCCGAGTGTATATCTAATTAATTCCCGCATATGCCACCTACTTCCCTAAAATAAAAAGCACACTCGATTGAGCGTGCTTAATTTACTACTTATCAAAATTTTCGGGTGTAAGTACTAAATAGCTGATCTTTTCAGAATCCTGAATAGTACTCATATCAAATATATCTTCAACCTCAATATTTTGATTCCACCTCTTCATAATTTTTATATCAATCAGTTTAATTTTTTCTTCCTAATGGGCTGTTAAGGACTTTCATTTCCTGTTCTTTCATATTTAGTATTTTCAACCTCATAACCTCCAGTTTTTTTCTCAATAATATCATTTTGGAAGTTTTTTAAAAATAGCTTAATTTTCTTTTGCCCATCTGGATCAGCTTTAAAAGCTTTTTTTGATAAATTTTCTGCCCTGATCATTTATGCCATCTCCTTATTTTATAAAGCGCACTTTCCTAAAATATAATCCACAACACTACTAGCCAAAAAAGCAGACAACCAAGAATGATTGTCCGCCAGATTTGATATGGTTTCATTATTGTACTCCATTCAGGTTTCTAATCGGTTAGCTTTAAATATATTCTAACTGACGTGTTTAAAGGTTCGTTTTTCGCCACAATTTGGTTCACAAAACTGTCTAAATATATCTTATATCTAGTGCCAAAGTCTGTAATACTCCCCCATCGTTGCTGACTGTTAGAATCTTCTAATTCTACATTTAAGTGGATGTTACCATTCATAATTATATTCTGAATGGTTGCTGCTCCCCCTATACCATGCACGGGTTCATCGATAAGATATGTGTCGTTATTTCTCATGGTACTTACTAACGGAATCCCATTGTGCTCCTTGTATATACTATAAATTCCAGCCCGTATATGCTGCACAGTAAAACCGCTTTGCGCAATCCAACGGCATTTAATAAGTATTTCGTTTCCCTTATAAGTAACATCTTTGTATTTGATAAAAGCTAAGTTTTGAGTATCCGCATGATAGATATCTGACTTGACGATTATTTGAACTTTATCACAATAGCCGCTTAAATTACTGCTTGAAGTGATTAAATTGTCATCTACATAAATGAAGACATCTTGCCCTATCTCGTCTCCATGCCATCCGCCAATATAATCGCTTTCACCGTCTAACCTTATGACCCCTTCGTTATCCCCCGTGGTAATGCTATATAGAGGATCGAAATTAACCGAACAAACGTAAACATCGGTTGCTCTCCAAACATCTACATTAATGCTATTATCAATAAATCTTTCGTACGTATGTCTAAGCCATCCATTTTTTTGATGGGTATAAATAAAAAGAATATCCCCATTCTTGGTAAAGAACATTCTCTTTTCAGGTATATCAACTGTTAAATCAAACATTTTATTATAATCATTGTATTTGAAATCAGTTTGGATTCCTACCAATAATTCGGTGTATGGGTTGGCAGACTTCGCACATACAATAACGATTGATTTATCGTTTGGACCTGTCAAAAATGTTTTTAATGTTGTATCAATATTTGTTGCAGAAAATTGATAGTAACTGTTGATATCTGTTGATTCTGTAATGTTTTTTAAGGAATCCACTGTCATGCTGGATGTTGCTATTTTAAAATACCAATTTCCATCTTCCGCAGCTATAGGTTCTTTGATTATGGTATAGGTAGTGTTTGGTGAGCAAGGAACTATCATTGTTTTGAATCCTGCTGTTCGGGTTAGTTTCATTGTATTGGCTGATCCCGACAGATAAAAACTATTGGCCCACTCTCCATCAAACAGAGTGTCAGACCTTTTAGTGAAGAAACTTGTCTTGCTAGGTGTTACCGCTCTTGGAACAATATTACTGACGTTGACCGCTCCTTCGCCGACAACTGCCACGCTTCCTCCTGTCATCGCTTCTTTTACTTGTTGTGATAGCATTGTCATCGTAACTTGTTCGTTTCCGCCTTTGTCCATTTTTTTTATTTCAAGTTCATTATAGTTTCGAACAATTCCTTCTTCAATTTCATTCAATTTTTCAGTTGTCACAACTGCGCCAGCCTCAATATTCTGCGCCTCAGTTTTGCTCTCATCGTAATCATTCCAGTAATGTCTTTGATATGCCATTTATCCTTCACCTACCCTTTCTAATTCTTCAATTCTACTTTCCAAGTTTTTTATAGCTGAAAAAAGTAAATATATTAGTTTTGACTCTGAAACATTTCCTTCTAAATCTAAAACAGAACTATCTGCCACGAACTCTTCAGAAAGTAGTATTCCCAATCCATTATTTCCATTTGCCAAATAATCAAACGAAACTATATCGGTATTTTTGATAGCTTGTATTGCTAAATCGCCATCAAATATAACCGGATTGCTTATTTGATCCGCAGATAAATTCGAGATAATTTCGCTAGCGTTATGTAGAGAAACCATCCCGTCAGAAAATTTAACTTTATTTTCATCATCAATCTTAGATTCGATGAACTGTTCATCAAAGTTTATCTTTAGTCCATTTCCGTTAAATTCCCCTTTGAGTTTTTCAGCTTGAATATCAGCAATTTTTTCTCCCGAAATAGAGCTGTCATCGATTTCAGTGTTTGCATTTATTCTTACTTTTCTAGGATTTATTCGTAAAGGATTGTTGTCGGGATCTTTTTCTTCAGACAAATTAATCTGCTCAATGATTTTTTCTTTGTCGATCATTTCATTTTTAACACTTGCAACTTGAGCTGCTACAGCTTTGACCCCAGAATCAGCTTTACTCTTATATGCTGTTGTTGCGTTCGAAACTGCTTCTGCTTCTGCTGAACTAGTTGCACGCAACCCTCCGTTATAGGACAGCGTGTATTTCAAATTAGGTATCTTGTATTGATTGCCTTCGATATCTTCGACAATCATCCAGTCTCCTGCTTCTATCGAAGGGATACCACGCCATTCAATATTGAATGGATAATACTCGATCGAGCTAAGCAGCGAGAATATGTCTTGCAAATCAGCTTTACTAACAAATGGATTATCGATTTCTAATTGATTACCTGTGGTAGATCCAACTGTTATACTAGCCGAATCGCCCGCTGGGGAATTTGTCAATCCACTGATTTTATATTTCAAATCATTTTTGCTTAGGCCTTTCGAATAGTACAAATCTGTATTGATAATCTTCACAGTATCGCTACCACTCTTTAGTTGAAGTACATCATATTTAGAAAACTTGATGTATCCTGCTACGTACTGGGAAATATAACCCAACATTTGCCTAATGGTTAAGTCTGTTGGTATAGTTGTGATTTTTTTATCTGGCAGTTGTAAGAATGTTTCAACATCCATGGCAACACCTGCTTGATAGCACGCATCTGCGGCTACATCAAATAGCTTGGCTGGGAAAGTTACCGTTGGATTGTATGTGCCTTCCAGAAACAAAACTGAGTCCATACAATTTATAGTTGTTGTTTTTTCATTCTCGTCAACATCTACATGCTCGCTAACAAAAAAAGTGCCTAACCGAACGTACTCGATTGGGTTATCATAAAAAATCTTGTTCAGATAGCTGCCTATTCTCATTTTGTTAGTCTTATTCACATATTTTCTTGCTTCAGAACCTGTTTTTTGTTCCCGTTCAATACCCAACTCAACAATTACTTTGTCTAGTTCACTGATTCCGCGAACTATCTTGTCAAGCGTGATAGAAACATAATCAGAAAAAACAGACCCGATTTGATAACCAGGTCCGTTTATACTTCCAGATTCAAATTTTATATTGAAAATATCAGCTTCAGTAAATGACTGATCATTAATAGTGATCCGTGCATAAATTTTACGTTCGTTTTTCTCGAAAGCTTCATTGAATTTAATACTTGATTTCAACATATAATCACTCCTCAATAAAACTTAGGGTTAAACCTTCCCACTTCATAGCTTGAAACTTATCATTCCAAGAATATGAAGCGGCAGTCCTATCCCCTACGTAAAATCTTTTAGTTGTATTTCCGCCAACTTGCGGATCAGGATATGAAACCGAGAAAAAAGCAGCAGATACTTTTGATAGTATTTGTGATATTTCACTGTCAGATAGTGGTCCCCAAGCAATATCAAGCTTTACTTTCTCTGCGATTATATCTCTGATCATTTTCCCGCTGGCGTTTCTTCCAGTAGAATCAGCATCAATCGTTTGGATACTTGCTGAAAAAGTCTTGGGTGGCTTGACCACGCTCCCATTGATACTTAAGTTTGCCATCTTACCACCCTCCTATTTTCCGATTACTGGATTAACGCCAGTTTGTTTCTCAATTTTTTTTATTTCTTCTAGTACAACTGTGGCTAAGGTAGCACGATCAACTTTAAGATTGACTTCCGTTCTTGTAGGAGTTGGATTGTCGCCGCCTCCATTACCCGGACGATTCAACAACATCAATAGAATGCGATAAAGTTCATCCGTTCCCATTGATTGCGAAGGCGTGCTCTGGTTGTTGAAACTTGAAGACATGCTAGATACACTTGCCGGTTCTGTGAACATTTCTGGCAAAACAAGGCTTGAGTTGAACATATCAAGCCCAAGATACTCAACAGCTTGTTGAATCAGTTCAGCAGCACGTTGAGGTCTCTCAAGTGGAATGACCATCTCTTTCTTGTTGCCTTCTCCCATACGATATAAACCGTCTTGAGTAACTAAGCCACCGTTCTCATATCCAACACCTCGATAAGCTGCTGCCAATGATCCGTACCGACTTAATGCATATCTCATAGAAGCCAAAATATTCGACATTGGGTCCCAAATATTTTTGTTGTACGGGCTTCTTGCATATGCTCTAAAGGTTGGATCAATAACCTGCATCAAACCTTTTGAAGGTGTGCCATTTTTGGCGTTGATATCCCAATTGTTGATAGCGTTAGGGTTACCATTTGATTCAGTCTTCATTTGGTAAAGCGTGCGATTTGCATTGGCTAGTGAGTAAATTCCTAGTTTGTTCAATGCGCTATTGACAGTCGAACGCCATCTTTCTACTGATGAACCATACTTACCAGCAACTGCTGCACCTCCAGATGCACCAAACGAAGCATTCTTGTCAATGTCGCTTGCTCCGAGTGAGCCGTTGATATGCAAATGATCGTAATGGTCATTCTGCGGCCATCTTACCCAACTTCCGCTCGATCCAGTACCAGACATTCCTTTTCGGTCTCGAACTTTACCTTGAGTGATTACGTAAGCTACTTTTGAAGCAAAGTTATCAAACACCCAGTTCGCTGGAGCAAAGTATTTCGAAGATCCGTTCATACTTGCTGGATAGGCGACATCAATTGCTTGATGCTTTCCGTGGGAATGTGGATCACCTGGTCTAAAGCCAGAAGTGATTCTCATACCAGGATATCGATCGACAGTTTTTCTAGCGATATCATATAGGTATTTGTATACACCCCAACTCCCCATTGATCCATCAAACGAAATATTTTGTGCTTCATATCCTGCATTGAACTTCGATTTAAACCATTCATAAGAACCTTCTGCGATCGTACCAACGGAACCTTTCGCCATTGATAGAGCCGGTTCAACAGCACCTTTCAAGTTAACGAACTTAGAAATTGCAGCATTCAAAAGCTTCTTCGGATTTGATGCATAAGACCAAATATCCGATGCAATTTCTTTTGCACCATTCCATTTCTCTTTAAACCATTCACCTATACCATTTGCATAGGCTGGTACGCCATACATCGCAGCAGTCTTTGGACCACTTAAAACAGACGTTCCTTTTGGTAGATCGACCATTAGATTTCTTTGCGCCGGAAAGATACCAGTACGTCCATCTGGTGTCCGGTAAGCTTCCTGATAATTAGAACCTAGTCCGTCGTTGACCAGAGCCATGCCGCCTGGATGATACCCAGTACCTTTAGCATAAGTAGGAATTGTCCATTTTTTCAAAGCGCTACTTCCTGCACCAACTTTGTTTAGTACCCAGTTGATACCGCTGATTACACCGTTGACACCTTTTCCGATAACTCCGACCATTCCGTTGAAAATTTTTCCAGCGCCTTCTTTGACGGATTTGACACCATTGCTCAAACCTTTACCAATCTTGCTACCTAATCCGGTTGCCCAACCAGTGATTTTATCGAAAGCTTCAGAAGCATTTTTCTTCATTGTTTCAAAAGATCCGCCCATACTAGTCTTAAGATTAGAGAACGCTGTACTTGCTTTTGATTTTGCATTTCCTGCTGCTGTTGTAACTTTGTCTTGTATTTCATTCCATTTTTCAACGGTATTCTTTTTGACGTTACTCCATCGATCAGAAATGTTCGTTCTAAGTTCTTGTAAACGTTTGGATGCATTATCCTTAGCAGTTCTTGCTTTGTTTGATACATCTGTAGAAAAAGTGTCCCAAGTTTCTTTGGTATTCTTCTTGATGTCACTCCATCGTCCGCTAACATTCTTCCAAATATCAGAAGCTTTTTCCGAAACAGTTTTCTTGGCGTTGGCCCAAGTATCACTGGTCCATTTTTGAACATTTCCCCAAGTATCAGAAACAAATGTCATGATGCTGCCAAACTTGTCATCTATGACATCTTTAAGTTCACCAATCGCTTTTTTAGGATTCTTAACTGCGTTAGCAACTTTTTCTAACACGCCAGCAAGAATTTCTAACCCTTTTGTCAAGAGTTCAATTTGTCCAATAATCAGGAATTTAGCCACCTGAGCAAGAGGAACAATAACGACATCCCAGAACCATTTAAAGATTGGTTTGAAAATCTCAATCACTTGGTTCAGCACATCTAGAGCAGCTGATAGATAATCAAAATATTTGGGCACGTAGTCTTCAATGTAAAAACTTGCCAGTGGCAACAATACGTTTTTATACAACCACTCAAGCCCATCACCTACATTTTTCAAGATTGGACGAATCGATTTGAATAATTCATCTATAGCTTTGAGTAATGGTGTGAAATCAAGATTCTTCGCCCATTCTTCAGTCGCTTTGGTCATGCCGTTGATATTACCTAATAAATCATCTACTGCATCAAGGATTGTTCCGAAGATTGATTCTCCAACTTTTCCTTCTTTCCAAGCCTTTTTAAGTTGCTCAGCAATGTTGCCGATTGTGTTGAAGATATTCGTATAGATTTCAAGGATGTTCGCAGCTATACTTTCTCCACGACCATCGTTCCATGCATTACGAAAAGCAACAGCCACTTCATGAAGCAATTCAAGGATTCGGTTCCACATATCGAAAATGGATTGAATCAAGCGTGTTCCTCGTCCTTTGTCTTCCCAAGCTCGTTTGAAAGCACCAGCGATATCACCGATTATTCCGAGTACATCTGCCAAAAGAATAAGGATGTTCTCGATAAACTTTTGACCAGTTCCGTTTGTCCAAACTTCCATAAATGACTTGCCGATAGCAGAAGCTAGACCTATTACTTCACCTAATGCATACTTCCAAGCATCGATCACTCGTTGTCCTTGATTTTTCCATGCATCTTGGAAAGGTTTGAAGAAATCCTTCAAAATATTTTGAATATCCTTCATCCATTTGGGCGTAGAATAGTTACCAGTTGCAGACCCAAAATCAATACCAGGAGCAGGATCTTCTTTCTTTGCATCATCAGTATTCATCGTTAGCTTGTTGATTTGATCAAATCCCATTAACGATCGTTGCAGTTTTTTGACTTTCTCATTGGCCTTATTTGCAGAAGAACCAGTATCGTTCAGCGCTTGGATATTGTCATACAATCCACTAGCGCCTTGTTTTGCCGCGTCATAGGTTGTCCCGAATAACATTGCAATAAATGAAGCAAGCTGCCCCGTGAGTTGGGCCACTGTACTCATTAACGCATTCAACGCTGGTAAGATTGCCGTGTATATTGGATAGAATGCCGTCATAAGATTGACTTTAATCTGATTCAACGAGGCGCTGAATTGATCGTTCGTTTTCAATGCTGACATCATACCGCTAGCCATTTTGGTGATTGCGCCACCTAATAATTGATACACAACTAATGAAGGTAGCAAGTATTTCATTGACTGGCCAAAAGCGTTTGTGCTTCCAGTCATTCTGTTTGTTCCGGCCGTTACTTTATTGGAGTTACTAGAAAATAGACTTCCGAACTTTCCAATAAATCCAAGAGAGTTCCTTAAGCCATTTCCGACGCTCCCAAATCCATGAGAAACTGCATTGGACATGCGGTTGAATACACCGCCATATTTAGAAACAGCTCGCTCAGATTGTTTCAATCCTGTACCCGTCATACTAGCGCCGCTAGAGGCGTTACCCGTTTGGATGGATGATTGTCCTAATGCGGAGTTAACACGTTGTAGTGCCTTTCTCAGTGCGTCTGCGCGGTCTTCAGTTTGTGCGTATTCCTTTTGCAAACGATCATTATCACTTATAAGCTTATTCATCTTGATTGATTGTTTTTGAATCTCACCAGACGTTTTCAGTGATTGAGGAGTATCTTCATAATTCTTGAATCCAGATGTAAAGCTGCCTGTTGGCACACGTTGGTCGTTGTACTCCGCCTTCAACGTCCGAATTCGTTTTCGCATCGCTTCAATTTGGGCTTCGTTTTGGCTCATGCCTTTTGTTATATTTTCCAAGGAAGACGGAACAGCGTCTAATTCACGCTTAATTGTATTACCCATACCTTTTGCTTGATCTTGAAACTTAGTCATCTGTGCCTGCGCTCGAGCGATTTGTTCATCGTATTTAACGACTTTCCCTGTATCTCCTTGACTAGATGCCGTTTGCCTTTGCGATTTCAGATAAGCAACCTTTTCTTGTGCTGCTTTCGCTTGTCCCATCTTGGCGTTGATCTCATTCACCATCGCATCGATTTCCTTGGTCACTTTCGGACGAGCTTTACGTACACCTGTTGCAAAGTTATCACCAGCCGCTTCAGACGATTGCTTTGTTGATCGTTCGAAGTTTGATAACGTCTTTTCGAGTGCTTGATTCATTTTTTCTAATTGTTTCGTGAAATTGCTAGCGCCTTTTTCAATATCCATATTTTTCTCTGTGCGATCCATTGAGTTACCGGACATTTGTTGGATTCTACTCATTGCACCCTCAATTTTTGGCAATACACTCTCTAGGGATTGCTCAACTCGAGCAGTATTGATATCTAATAAGACTTCAAGTGTTTCTAATTCCATGCTTTCTCACCTACCTTTCTTCTATGAGTTTTCTTCTTTCTCTTGTTGCTTTGATAGCCTGAGCTTGGGCCAAGAAAATTTCTTGCTCACGCTGCATAGCTTCTTGCTTTGTTTCTTCTTCGGTCTTCGCTTCTTCAACCGCCTGTTCAATTTGTTTGAGAAAAGGATAAGCGTCTTCGAACCCAGGCATGTGTTTAGGGTCGTTAAAAGCATAGATTGATAATTTTTGCTGCGCATAATCAAAATATGCCCTCTCTCTCATTTCATTTTCTTTTATCCGCTTGTTGGCTTGAACTTGTATCATGATTTCCTCAAGTGTCATTCCCCAATACTCTGTAGAAGGGATTCCTGCTTCAACAGCTTGTGGGTACATGAATTCAAGCATTTCGGATAGATTATCGAAGTTTTTTACAGAAGACTGTCTTCGCTGTTCGTTTGATCCAAAGATTCCCCATCTGTCGCTTCGTTCGCCGTTTCTTTCTTTCCGAAAAAACCAGCTTCATCCAAGAAGTCGTTGATTTCACCAAATAGATCCATCGTTGTTTTTCCTGATTCAATGTATTGCTCGAACGCATCAACGATTGCTTTATCTGTCACGCCGCTTGTTTTATTGGCGCCTTGTAAGATAATCAATAAACTGTTGGCTGGTGGTAATTTGATTTCGCCTTGCTTTTTAACAAACAGTCCCATAATCCCTTCATCTAAGCGCTTTTCGATTGCTAAAATCGATTTACCGTCTAAACGAAGTTGTAAATTTAGCTCTCCTAATTGAAATGTTTTAGTGTTTGGCATTTGTACTACGTTGTTTTTTGACATGTATGTTTCCTCCTAATTTATAAAAATAGAGACTAAGGATTATCCCTCAGTCTCTGATTCGTTTACGTTATCTTCCTCAGTAATATTGAGGGTTGTTACGCCCCCGGCGCTGGTGCCGGAGTGATATCTGGACCGTCACTTACCACAATACCTACGTTAAATCCAATCGCTTGGTTAACTTCAGCTCCATCAAATTTGTAGTAAGGTTCGCCAGTGAATTCAGCTTTCAATCCGTCTGGATAAGTAATCGTCCAATCTACAGATTTTCCAGTTTCAACTAGCGCATGAATATCACGGAAGTTATCTCCTTGATATACAATTGCAAATTCCAAATTGTCAGTATCTTCGATACCTTTGATATAAGCTTTCTTTTCTGATCCCAAGTGTGTAACATCAACTTTTTCTGGGTCACTGCCCAACGCTGGGATAGATTTAACTCCTGCTACAGTTTTAGTTGTTGCACCATCTTTGTAGGTTAAGACAGTGCCCTTTGATAATAGTCCTGCAAAATCCATGTGTAATTCCTCCTATTTTTTGTAAACGTATTTCGTAACATTATCAACTACAGCTGTTACTTCAACGATGATTCGCTTCAAATCAGCCGTGTTAGCATCTTTAGCGGTACCAGAAAAACCAATAACACTGAATGTACTTAAAACACTTTCAGCAATACTGGTCTGGCTTTTGTCTCCGTATAATTCAACTGTGATCGTCCAATCTGTTTGTAACTCGTTGCCCAACGAATCAATCTGATATGGTTTGTTGGCCGTTCGATAGATAGCTAACGGGAAAGTATTCCATGTCGAAGGATAGTCCGTAGCAATCTTCTTGATAGCAGTAACGGATTGTAATACTTCAACAGTGACTGTCTTCATATTCACTCGTTCCATCACTTCAACTCCCTTAATTTGCGTTGTACATGTTCTTTGTAGATTTCAGGTGCTTCACCGATCAAATCTACTAAAGAAGGATACAAGAACGGTCGTGCTGGCTGTCCTTTGGTAATGTAGAAGTCTGTACCTTGAACAGTCACACGAGGAATACCGTATATAGCTTCCAAATCAACTGCAACATCTTTTGCTGGGATAAACCATGCTGTTTGCGAGTAAACTGGTGTAAATCCTTCTGGTAAGTCTTTTTGACTAGCTTCACCGACAGGACCAGTACCAACTTCACGAAATAGCGATTCTTGCTTGTCGGACCAGACACGTCCAACAATTTGGTTTTGTGCATTAATCACGACTTCGTTTTTCAAACTATCCAACAATTCACCACTAGAATATTTCATGCTAGACGACAATCGCAATTCGGCAGCTTGTTTGATCAACTCAGTGATTTCAAAAGTCGCATCCCACATCGCATCATCTAAGATTTGCGGTATTGCTTTGACTTTTCGCCGTAAACTTTCAAGGCCTTTGATTTCAACTCTCACGATTATCATTCCTTTCTAGCGTAATGTTCTTGTGCGTCGAAAATGTCTGGATAGATTTGATCGTGAAGTCTGGTTCCTCATCTTTACCAACGTAGACGCAAATGCCGTCTAATTCGTTTTGCGCTTCGTTTATTTTGTCGCCCTGGTATTTGCATGCTTTCATCGTTTCAAGCTTACTACCGTATATTTGTGCGTTTACCGTACCGCTTGCCGCTTGTACATTCATTCGCAACTCAATTGGATCATATGGGTAAGTGATTATTTCTTCTGCTTCTTCGTCAAGAGTGACTTTCCGCCTCTTTAGATAAACAGTTTGTAGGTTATTCTTCAGTAGGCGCATAGTAACTCACAACCTTTCCCTTTCGGAATCTGTTCAAGCCACGTTGAATAGAGACTGGAATATCGGTCAAGAAAGACTGCGATACGCCGCCTTCAGACCTTGAAGCTTCACCTTCAGCGCCCTGTTGGTTGTATGCGATTGTTGCAAGTTGTCTTGCATATACCCACATACTATCAATCATCGCTTCACGACCAGTATAATCAAGGACGAGTGCGACAGCGTCCTCGATCAATACTGTTGCTGAGATAGGAGATATCTCCAATTGCTCAGCTAGTACTGAAATAACTTCATCTCGTTTCTCGTCCATGATTTCACTCCTTATTCGCCAGTCCCACCAGCGATCGTAGTAGTCGGTGTCCATAATTTATGCTTGAATTGAACGATACGAACATTTTTAGATTCGTATACACGTTCCCAGTTACCGCCAGTAGCTAACTCAGTGTTTGTTGGAGAAGAGCCAGCGACAGATTTGCTAGTGAATTTAACTCCACGAGGATGCAATAAGAAATGTTGGCGGTTAACCAAGATATCATCGCCAGCTAATGCATCACGATCTGTTTCTGTTGGAACTGGAGCAGCGCCGTTACCTAAACCGATAGCCCCTTGGCCAAAGATGTAAGATGTGAACACTCCGCCAGAATTAGGCATACCATCATCAACGATCACGCGTTTACCCATGTAAGTTGGGATTTTCGTGTTGTTTGAATCTAGCAAGAACTCAATCAAGTTTTGTTTACGCAAGTTAGCATATACAGATGAATGAACGGCAATGGCAGTCAGTTTTTCTTCTGCATCACCTAATTTGTATGAAGCATCTAGGAATGTTTCACCAGTGAATGCTGCATCGTTACCTGTTAAAGCAGAAATATCTAAGCTATTGTCGCCCATTTTAGTAGTTGTGGCACCAAACACACCTTTTAAGACGCTCAACAAAGTAGCTTGTTGACGGCGTGCCCAATAAGCAGCAACCAAGTCACCGATAGCACGCATAGGATCGTCACCAGACAATGCTTTAGATAAATCATTTACTTTCCAAGCTTTACCACGCATCAAGAGAGCGGCAACGTCTTGACCAGCAGTGATTTTATCTGTTGCCAATGATTCTGTATCAGATAACACTTCATCGTCGCCTGTTAAATCTTGCCAAAACGGCATGTTGATCAACTTACCACCAGCAGTAGCCAAAGCATCTAATTCTGGGTCTTTCACAACAATTCCTGATTGGTACAACGCTGATAATTCAGCAGTACGTTCAATAACGTAACGGTTGAAGACTTCTGGTACAATGACATCTTCGATTTTTGTTTTTGCAGCAAAATACTGCAAGTTCATTTTCATTAAACTTTTTTCCATTTTTTCTCCCACTTTCTATTTATTCGCTAATGCCTGTAGGGCTTTGGCTTTTTCTGGATCTTCTCGTAGCAATCTTCCTTGCTCAGTAAGGTTTAAGGTTTCTGCAGCAAACGGATTAATGTCAGGCAAAGTTGTATTAGCACCTAGTGGCGAATCAACTGAATTCAATAGCGCTTGATCAACAGCAACTTTTAGCGCTTCATCCCATGCTTTCTTGAATGTTTTGACATCTTCCAAAATTTCTTCTGCGGTGTCACCCTTGATACGTGCCGCTAACTCTTTGCTGATTCCGATTGACTGTAACTGATTGCCTTTTTCAACAAATAATTGTTCTTGTCGAAAAGCTTCTTTTTCTTTTTCGAATTCCAACTTATCTTTGTTAAGCAATTCTTTTTGTCTTTCTTCCTCACTTAGCTTTGCCAAACGGGCAGCTTCATTCTTTTCTTCTTCAAATTCTTTCTGCCAGCGTGACTTTTTACTTTTGACAATAGAGTCAACTTCTTTGTCGTCCTTGAAACCAAACTTCTCTTTGATTGCTGCAATCTCTTCGTCGCTCAACTCTTCTACATTAATCTGTTTTGATGTTTCAGAATCATCCGGAGTATCTGATTCATCTTTTTCAGTAAAGAATTGTAGGTTAAGTGGCAACAGTTTTTTGTGTTTCATGTTCTGTACTCCTTCCATATCTTTTAGAGTGGATAAATGCTTGCACTTCCGATGCTTTTAATGTCTTCACGCTTGGACATGACAAAAAGCCTAGTCAATGACTAAGCTTTCAATCCCATTATTTTTCTTTTCTGTTCTCTTATTTCTTCATCCGAATACTTTTCTTTCAGCTTATCTATCCATTCGTTATAGGTAGTGTCACCTCTAATTGGAATGACTTTGCCACTGATAGGATCCAAAGTATTTCTAGGCAGCTTAAGAGTGCGTTTGCTGTACATAATAGCTATTGTTCTGCACCAAGGATGGAAAGGCGGATACGTACCACTAACACCATTTACTTTAGCTTCAGAAACTCGATATATTTTATGATCTTTTCCTTTACAGATATCAGATGTTCGTAAGTCCAAGACTGCAACAAGCATGTACTCTTTTACGCCGTTATCTTGCCACGCTTTGAGTTTCGCTTGATTAGCCATGTAATTAGCTTCCGTGCGTATCAACCGCCTAGCAACACCTATTGAGCGGTCAAATTCACTAGCTATTGCCTTAGCCATTTCAAACTCAGACATGCCAGTCATGGATTCAACGGTGAACAATTCTTCCAACCTTGCTGCTAAAGCTTCAGTATCGCCCCACAACCGTTTAGAATAATTCGATCCATGCCAGTGGCTATCGAGGATGTTCTTTGTATACCTGGTCGATAGTTCCTTAAACTGATAATCCTTCTTATTCCATACCTCAATAACTACGCCATTCTTGGCATTATCTTGCGCCTTTCGGATGACTGATTCTGCCGTTGCCTCACGATACGATTCGTGAATAGCATCTACATAGAACTCTGTCTGCTTTTCTAACTGAACATCTGCAACTTGCTTAGAAACTAAAAAAGACTTGGCTTTCAAGTCTTCTGCACGAGTGATACGCTCTTTAAATGCTAATGCTTGCAATCGTTTTTTTGCTGCAGCTTGTAACTCAGGATCCTTAATCTGCTTGGATAGCTTTCTTAACTCCGCTAACTCTTCAACTGATGTTGTTTGATTCAGTATCTGTTTAGCTTCATTCTCAGATAGCCCAGACCGTTGTTGAGAGCGTTCAAATAACTTCCTAACCTTTTGGGTTAAGTAAGTCTGTGCTTGCCTGTAAGCCTTCGCTACAGCTTCCTCAACTTTGATTGCTCCATCGTTTATCTTTTGTTCTGCGTCGATGTTACGTCGTTCCCAGTAGGATAGCTTGCGTTTCTTTTGAGCCATTTAATCAGCTCCTTTTTTTACTCTGCCAATCCTCTTGTACCAGAATCGAAGTCGATATCTTTTATTTCGACATCCACCTCGCCTATTACACCAACATTTGGCATAGTTATAAGTTTTTCCAATTCTACTTTTACAACTTGATATGGTACGAGAGTGATTACAGCTTTAGTAATACGTTCTTCTTTTTGTCCATTAACTATCAAAGTTTTTTCTGGTCCATTCCATAAAAAGCCATAGTCAGAATCATCGACATTTTTAGCACCATCGTCATTTATCAAGTCGTAAGTTTCTTCAAAGATATCCGGTTTACATGGATAGAACTCACCATGAACGCCTTTGATGATGTAATCACCGTCAGATATTTCCATTGTGCCTTCTAATGTTTCAATACCAGGTAATCCATTCGGCATATTATTATGGTCAACCCATGCTTCACCAACAAATTCTTTGCATTTGCGATAAGAACGTGCAGATAGCATTTTTAGTTGTACAACTTCAACTACTACCGGTTTCTTCCTAGCTTTCATCCCCTTCGTCCTCCTCTGGCTCATCATCTAAATCCGAATGACTATCTTCAGCTTGCACACCTAATGCTTTCTGGTTCATCACAATAGCTTCTTCTTTTTCAAGGTTCAACTGTTTTAACACCTCGTCCACATCGTCAATATCTGGCAACCATCCCAGAAGTACTTTAAGCGGTAAGATACCAGCTTGGTAAGCACTGACGATTTGATTGATGATATCGCTAGTGTTTACAGGTAAATTAGGCTTAAGTTTGATCTTCGTTCCTTGCGCATCAACGGAATTGTCTGTAACCTTCAAAATTGTTTCAAACAGTTCCATGCGCTTTCTCAAACCTTTAATCATATAACGTGATTTAACCGACATAAGCTGAAGTAAGCCAAACAGTTTGTACTTCATAGCTTCACCAGAAACATTTCCAGAAAACTTCTCATCATTCATATCAGGTACATAGGTAATCTTATGGATATCGTCAAGGATTGCTGATCTTAAAAGATTAACGCCATCCTCGTTTAATTCCTTAGTAAGATACCCTGCGTCTACTTCGTTAGGCATTGCAGCCGTTTGAAGCATCTTTTCTTTCGCCAACTTCTCGCCATCACCATCTTCTAAAGTAAATCCTCTAATAAACAGAATTGCATCTACAAAGGCCTCTTTGTCGTTTAGTCGATCGGATTGGAGTAGATTGTACGCATCAATCAAAGAAATGGCTTGTTCAAAGTCACCTTGCTTTTCTTCATTATTCCGATACTCAATGACTGGCACTGCTTTGAAGTAATGTGGCTTGGCATCCACTAGTGAGTATTCACCAAATCCTCTTGAGCTTGCGTGATACGTAATCACTCGATTGTCGTTGTAATACTTAACCACATAGTGATCAACGCCGCCTTGTAGCGTTAGTACAGGCTGATAATGAACTGCAAATAAAGGGTTCTTATCTACCGTGTCATCTGTCACCAAGAAGATCCCTCTAGGATCAATACATTTGATTTCTAATTGTGTTCCATCGTTTTCCTTTGTCTTGTTTAAATACACAAGTTCATAACCCACACCGAATGTTGATAGGTCTTTCTCTAATTCTGTATCATGAGAAACGATGTCAATCCTGTCGTAAGCATCTAAGATTGGTAATATGTTCTTATCTGATTCAGATACATAAGAAATCGGATTACCCACCATAAAACCAACGTTCATATCCACTACATATTTCGCATGGTTGATCAACACTTTATTATTTGGCGCTGCATCATTTTCTTTTTTGCGATTAAGAATGTCATGCTTACCATCGTAATAATCTGATAGCCTTTCTAGTCTCGCCAATTCCATCATGTGCTGTTGGATACAAAAATTAAGCAACTCAGCAGATGGGTTATTTAAGTCACCGGCTATCTGTCTATTAACTACAATTGCCACAATATCACCTCTCTTAAAATCCGAATTTAACTTTGCTGACGATTTGAGCCTTTTTGCTTTTCTTCAACTCGTGTGAGTAAATTGCATATCTTAATGCATCAAGAACATCATCAAATTCTTTGATTGGTTCCCCTTTTCGTTTATCCCAAACATATTGATAAATTTCGTTTGAAAACTTCTTAACTTTGTCACGACAGATAAAAAGCTTATCCGCTTTAATCTTCTTAGCAACAGATTCAACGCCGCTTAATCTGGCTTTGTCTGCATTGAAAGCTTCGATGCGTTCACGTTTGAACCTTGCAACATGTTCTGGTCTGGCAGAATCACAATAAAAAGGTATCCTAGAGCCATAACGCTCTTGAATACCTTTGGCAATTTCTACCCAATAATCAATTTCTTCAAACTGTGTGGCATGTTCTTCTATGAGATATGCTGTTCCGTTATCTGTTTCGCCTATAACAACAATTGATCCCCAGTGTTCGTACCCCCAGTCAACTCCACAATAGAAAGAGGATAACTGAGGGATTTCATTCGATTGGACGTAATGCTTACTCGCATCAAAGTCTTGATATACCACGCCTTCAGCAGATACCCACAATCCTTTTATGTCACGATCGTAGAACATACCGCTAGGTGTCGACTCTTTAATGTTTTCTCTGTATCGATCAGAAAGAAAAGTGTTGTCATCTAATTCAAAATGAAACGCCTTGATATTTTCACTTGTATTGTCGATATATTCCTTTTTTAGCCAATGCTCTGGATTATCAGGGTTGGTATCGCCCAATATCCTAGCGCCTGTCCCTGAACAACGAGAAACGATTTCAGCAAATACTTCTTGCTTAGCTAATGAAGCTTCATTGATATATGCACCATGAGCCGTCATGCCACGAATAGCACCGACACCGCCAATGTTTCCAGTGTATGCTTGAACCACCTTCACACCGAACAAGACAAAGTTATTATGCTTATCAAATTTGGGTTCAATGCTATACATGTTGTAAAGCTCTTGCAGAATATTCTTTTGAATAGTGGCGCTTGATACACCAGCGAGAATATACATTGGCTCTTTAATACCTTCTTTATCTGCTATCTTGCGCACACGTCTTAACTCAAACAAAAATAAGTCATTGTTTATCTTTGTCTTTCCTGATCGCTTAGCTCCATGTAGCAAAGTAATGAACCAATCTTTCTTTACCGTTTCATTCAAAACTTGAATTTGTTTAGTAGTGTATACATCACTAATCATTCAATTCACCACTAATCTTCTCTAACAACTCATCCAACTTATCTTCAGTAGTCTGAGTTGTGCCATTTTTGATTTTCTCAAGTTTAGCCTCAGCAAGTTTTATTTCCACTTCTGTTTTCTTAGCTTGCATTTCTTCTTTTTGCAGTTGAGCAGCCATAAGCTTATCTTGTCTATCTGTTCTATCTCTACTATCTCGCCACTTATCAGGACGCCTATTTTTTAACCAAAATATTTGAGCTGTCGTATCACCTTTTCTAGCATTTCTTAATAAGGCGTTTTCCACTTCGACATCAACGACTTCTTTCCCTTTTTTTATGGCCTCCCTAATCTCCCGATGCTCACTTTTCCACCTGTACAATGTAGTTGTGCTTATACCCATTCTTTGTGCTATCTGTTCATCGGTCAGTCCATCACGTGCCCAACCTTCTAACAAAATAAGATTCTCTTGCTCAAGC